GAGATTTCTGCCCCAAGTACTTGGGTCATGAAATCTCGGTAGGCCGCCGCTAGGTCTGGGTCCGCGATAACCACGTCGTCCCCGACGACCACATAAGGGGCAGTCCTGGGGTCGTGGTTCCCCAGCTTTCGCCATAACGCCCGAATGAGGGCGTGATGGCTAAGGGCAAATGCCGCAAAGGACGGCATTGTGCCCAGGGGTTGACCACGCCTCCAGACTACCACCTTACTGGTAGTCGGGTAGGCGGGTTTCGCGGGGACGCGGGCCAGCCAGCAGAACAGGTCCACCCAGTCCCACAGGTCTCTCCGTAAGGAGAGATCCTTGAGGACCGCACGAGTGAAAGCCAGAGGGAACCGGTCAGTGGCGGAAGAGAGATCGAAGGACCAGACGGTCCTTCCCTCTCTCAGCCACTGTTGCACTTTACGTGCACCGGCCTCCTGGTCGTAGGTGTAGTCCTGAGGAATCCTCCGGAGCGCGTCATACAGCATACGCGCCCAGGGTTCCAACAGAAACTGCACCCACTTAGGAGGGGCTAGGAAGAACCTAGCCTTCCCGTCTGGCTGCACCGTGCAGAACACCGTGCCTAGAGTCAAGGTATCCTTCTCGTACCCCGGTAAGACCGGGAGGAACGGAAGGAGCCTTGGCCTCATAGGCCCCGCTGCATTCCCTAGGACGTGAACTACCCAGGCGTCCTGGAGTAGTTCACGGCCGACCTTAGTAGGTCGGCCCTTCTTGTCGAAGATCCGTAGGGACAGCGGGTTGCGGTGTTCTGGGTTGCCGTCTAGCAAGGCTTCCGGGAGGATACACTTGACACCAAACCCAAAATACTCGCGGAATGGAAATTCCGCGTATGGGTTGGTGCAAGATATCAATATCTCCTCCCCGGACCGCGTCTCGACGGCGATGGGAGGTGAGGAGTCGGACGTAGCCTTCTCGAACTTCGCCACATCCTCTTCGCTTGGAGTGGTCTTGACCGAACCGAAGAAGGTCAAGGCCGTCCTCCAAGCTTGAATCAGATGGGCGAAGTGTTCGAAGGGCTTCGTCCGTGCCACCCGGATGGCGTACTCCAGATATCTGGAGTGCCACCATTCGGGCTTGGGCACCTCCTCCCCCGCCCGGAGCTTGAGTAGGTAAAGTTCCAGGGATTTTACCCTGGACTTTGCCCACTCGAAACCGGAGCAGCGGACCCAGCGACTCACGGCTACCGCAATGAGCTTGCGGTAGCGTGAGCTCACTAGGTAGTGAGCGGCCAGGAGCCGAACGAGCTGGTCCGTGCTCATGGATCTACCTCCATGATGTGCGGACCTTCTCGCCGGCCGCGAGGCCGGCTAGGCCCTCCGCCCAGGTCGTCCTGAGCGGGGTTCGAGGCGGGACCTACGCCCCCGG